GATGGTTGGCGATGGCTTGAAAGAGGCGAACTCATTCGCAACGGGGATAAGCCAGTCAAAGGCGATGCGATTCCGTTGCTTTGGATAGGCACGCCATGCTGCGGAGAAGAATTTATACTTCGTCGCAACCGCTTCGAGGTCGGCGAGAAGGTGGTGCATATCCCTTCAAAAGACATCTTGCAAGTTATTGACGTTGCCGACCGCGTAAGTGTTGTTGATGTTCGCGGTTCAGTATCGCACTATCTGCCAGAAGTACTTGCCCCATACATCGAGGACGCAAAGTGAGCCGACCTAGGATCAAAATCGCCCTTCCGTTTCCGCTTGCGACGCACAGTCACAACAAAGGTCACTGGAGGGCCAAGGCAGGGCCGATCAAGGCAATGCGGGAATATGCTTGTCTGCTAGGCCGGCAAGCGGTTGCAGAGCATGGCAAGATCATTGGAGCGTTTGAAATGAGTTACACGATCCACGTTCCCGATATGCGACGAAGGGACACGGTAAACATGCTTCAGCAATGCAAGCCATACCTAGATGGCATCGTCGATTCTGGATTGATCGAGGGCGACCATTGGGCAGTTTGCCAACTAAACGAGGTCAATGTTTTCCACGACAAGGGAATCAGCCAGGTAGTTTTGGAGTTCTGGAAGTGAACACTTTGACATTTGGAAGCTTATTCGCAGGCATTGGAGGATTTGATCTTGGATTTGAACGAGCAGGATTTGAGTGTCGATGGCAAGTTGAAATCGACGACTACGCAACGAAGATCCTCGAAAAGCATTGGCCGAAAGTCCATCGCGAAAGAGACATCCGAGAGTGCAACGCAAGCAACCTTGAACGCGTCGATTGCATCATCGGCGGTTTCCCATGTCAGGATATTTCCTACGCCGGACGAGGAGCAGGATTGGCCGGAGAGCGAAGCGGATTGTTTTTTGAGGCCGTTCGCTTGGTTCGAGAATTGCAACCTCGAGCAGTTGTCTTGGAGAACGTGGCAGCGTTGCTTACTAGGGGGCTGGACAGAGTACTCGGGACGCTGGCCGAGATCGGGTATGATGCTGAATGGCATTGCATACCGGCTGCCTACGTTGGCGCCCCGCATATCCGAGAGAGGGTCTTTGTACTTGCCTACTCCGATGGCGAGCGATTCAGTGGCTATAGGAAAATTGAAGTATGTCAAAGCGGCAAGAGAAAAGCGTTTGCGAGATGGAAGAAGCGTAATGACCGAGAGAGTCTTTTATCTCTTTGCAGACGCGTCGGTCGAGGAATCAAAGTTTACGGAGATGATAGAGACAGCAATGGGATTCCCGCTAGGGTGGACAGACTTAGATGCTTAGGCAATGCGATTGTTCCACAAGTTGCGGAAGTGGTTGCGAAAATGACATTGGAGGCATTGCAGTGAAGCCAAAATACAATCCACGACTAGCTAGGCCGACGAACTGCGGCATCCAGTACGATCACATCGCAACGCCAGCGGAAAAACCCACTCACGCTCTTTGCGGCTCGATGGCCAAGATCGATGTTTTGATCGACAGGCTGACAAAGGGTCAAGAACTCCATCATCCCGACGACGAAAAGCAAACATGCTCAAGGGTCGAGGAGGAGCGAACCAAGCGACTCTGTGCGATTCTCATCAAAGGGTCGAGAATAAAGAGCCTGAGTGATCTTGACTAGGCTTCAACCCTCGTTCCAAAATAGGGGCGGAGGGTGAAACTATGAAACTCGATGGACTTTTGAAATCAAAGCGGTTTTGGGTAGCCGCGGCATCGGTCGCGGTTGTCGTTCTTAAGGACAAAGTACCGCTAACCGAAGATCAGATTCAGTTGATAATCTTCGCGGTTGGATCTTGGATCGTCGGAGAATCGATTCGGCCAGTCGAACCGCCAAAGGTTGGTGCGTAATGCTCAAAGGCATCATCGCAATAACAACTTGGCGACGTGACGCAAAGCGACATTACAACGCTTGCAATGGCGACGTAGAAGCGGCAACGGCGGCTTACAAAGAGGATCTTCGGCTTCGGTCAATCGATCCGATGACGATCATGGTCTTGATTCAATTGGCGATCAAGATTTGGAAATGGGCCAAGGACAACGGATATCTTACCGCCATGCCTGATGAGCGGTTAGCGGTCGAGCCTTCGACCGATGAGCTTATGGTAGGCGTTGTTCATCCAGACGGGCCAGATTGAAACATGCCCTAGCCAACCCGACCTTTCCGATACCCTTAGCGTCGGAGCGTTGGCAGGGCTTGAAATGGAGTGACGATGGAAGAAAAGAAAAAAAAGTGTTTGCCTTGGATTGTCGCTGCGGGAGCGGTGTTCTTGATGCTGCGCAACCAGCAACCAGGACAAGACACCTCCAAGCCAGCGGTCGCGGCGGTGGTTCGTACCACGTTGCCGACAATCCGCGAAGCCTACCGGTCGGCGTTCTTGGAGGCAGCTAAACGCATCGAGGACGGATCGATCAAGGATCAGGAACAGTGGACGCGGTTTATCTCGGAGAATGCGGGAGCGAAGCAACGGGAAGCTTTGGACAAGGTTTACCGGGCCATCGACGAGCTTGACTTGCCAGCATCATTCGTTGGTAAGGAATCCGAGATCGCAAAGCTTAACCGACAGATCGCGGAGGCTTGGTAGATGGATTTCACTGGCTACGATCCAACCATCGAGAACCGCGACGAGATCGCCAATACAGCGACGCCGATGGCTTTTTCCATCCGTGACTTCCAAGCCCCTGAGGAAATCGATCCTCGGCCACTGGTTCGCCATGACAAGCAGGGCAACATGGGATCGTGCCAAGGGTTCAGCCTGACTAACTCGGGCGAATATCTTTGGGCATTGCATACTGGCTCGATGAGCAACGATCGCCAATTCAGCCAGCTATTTGCTTACCTTGAGTCGCAAAGACTCGATGGACTGCTTGGACGCGATCGCGGATCGACGATTAGTAGCGGATTGAAGATTGCCAAGGATGTCGGATTCCTTCGCTTGTCTGAGTTGCCCTACAGCACACCCTATCCGGCAAACGCTCAATCGCTGATTACCGATTCGATGCGAACCAAAGCGGGCGAGTTCAAGATTCGCAGTCACACTTGGCTAGAATCTTATGATGCGATCTTTCAGTACCTTGCAAGCGGATCAGGAGCAGTTCACACCGGGACGCTTTGGAATGATTCTTTTTACAGCCAATCAGCCGTTCTTGAATCGGTCAATCTTCGCGGCGGCGGAGGTCATGCGACATCCTGGCTAGGGTACTCGAAGCGGAAGGATTCGCGCGGAAGAAATTACCTTTGGCGGCTCAACAGTCACCAAGACTCCTGGACTGAGATTGCTCCAAGTGTGATCGACGCTCTTTGCAAGCATCAATACACCTCGATCGTTGGCATCAGCGACTTAACAACGCCAGGGCCACGGAAGATCAAATGGATTGAATCGAGGCCACTCGGATGAAGGAGCGACTACCGATGATACTTGCGTGCCTTTTCTTAGCTTGGCTCATCCTGCCTATCAAGCCTGATCCTGTTTCGACTTTGCCCACGGATGGGCTAGTCGAACAGGTCGCAGTTGTAAAGGATTCCTTGACAACTGAACCAATCGAAAATCTCGAAGAATTCGACCATGTTGGAGACGCTACCAAAAAGGTCGAAGCCAAAAAAGAGATTGTGATTTTCACTCAGGCCAATTGTCCACCATGCGATCGGTGGAAGCAGGTTGAGCAACCAAAGTTTGAGCGTGAAGGCTGGACGGTTGCCTATTGCTCGGATCACAACTACGGGCTGACTCCGACTTTCCTAATCGATGCCAATGGCAAGCAAGCCGAGCATCGAGGTTACTTGACTTTTGACAAGATCGACGAGGTTGTAAAGTGACGCAGGATTCTTTGGTCGTAATCATCGGGATGACGGTTTGCGGTGCTTTAACCTCGGCGAATGTGTACCAGTATCTTCAATTTGTCGAAGAAAAGCGAACCACCAGAGCGGATCTTCAAGAATGCCGAAGCGATCGCGAAAAGCTTTGGGCCAAGATCGCAGAGTTGCAAACGGAGATCGGTCGGTTGCTGAGAGGTTCCGAATGATCGCTTGGATTTTGTTCATCATCGCATCTTGGCTCGCTGCGGATTTCATCGCAGGTGTTTTTCATTGGTGGGAGGATTCCTACCTAACTCAATCAGATTCGTTTTTAGGTCGCTTGATCGGTGGGCCGAATCAACTTCATCACTCTGCTCCAACGGCATTCTTGATGGGCAATTACTGGCATCGAAACTACACTACGATAATTCCCTCGATGATCGCTTTGGTTCTTTGCCTTTGCTTTGAACCGATCCGAAACGGTTGGCTTGCGATGCTGTTTGTTTCGCAGGCTAACCAGATCCATTGTTTCGCCCACTCAGGCAGGAAGAACCCTGCTTGGGTTCGTTGGCTTCAATCGGTCGGCATCTTTCAATCGGCTAGGCATCACAATCTGCACCACGGATCACCATTTGAGGTGCGATATTGCGTAATGTCGAATTACCTAAACTGGGTTTTGGATGGGTCTCGTTTTTGGCGTGGACTTGAGTACATCGGTTTCGTTACAACAGGCATCAAGCCAAGGGAAAATCATGCTAGATAACCTCATTCGCGGCATCGAAGGTTGGCAAGATAAGACACCGATGCAGATCCTTGATTTGCTTTCGGCTAAGACTGAATTGTTTGTCGATGATCGACGATGGACATTGCTTCAGATTGCCGATGTTGTTAGCAAAGAGAACATGGACGGCATGATAGCCATTCTCAAGCAGAACGGCCTGGAATGGGCAGTTATTCAGGCCGGCGGGTCTGGAATGCCTTTAGGTCATCCAGAGGTCAACCAGACGCTTAGAGAACTTGGA